GTATTGTTCAGTAACAAATTTTTCTGATAATTGGGCTTTCATTAGAAGTATAATCCCTAAATACAAAATAAATGGTATATTTAAACCCATCTACCTAAAACTATTATTACAATAATTATTATTATGATAATACAGTCAAATTATTTATTCTATCTATTTCTAATTAATATTTTTGTATATATTGATAGATATTCTTCGTTTGAAATCAGTGAAAAACTTGTAATTGATTAGTATACGTATGTCATTAGAATTAAAAAAATTTAACATGAGAGAAATTACATTTAGACCAAATGAAAACAAAGGTCCGGTAATTGTTATGATTGGTCGTCGTGATACTGGTAAGTCGTTCTTGGTAAGAGACCTTTTATTTTACCATCAAGATATTCCCATTGGAACGGTTATATCCGGAACAGAAGCAGGTAATGGTTTTTATTCCGAACACGTTCCCAAGTTATTCATCCACGAAGAATACAATACCGTTTTGATCGAGAATATTCTTCGACGCCAAAAGACAGCATTAAAGCAAATGAACAAAGAAATACAAACTTATAATCGCTCAAAAATAGACCCTCGTGCTTTTGTTATCTTGGATGATTGTCTATATGACCAAGGATGGACGCGTGATAAAATGATGCGATTGTTATTTATGAATGGTCGTCACTGGAAAATTATGCTGATTATTACTATGCAATATCCATTGGGTATTCCTCCTAACCTGAGAACAAACATTGATTATGTATTTATTTTACGTGAGCCGTATTTAACAAATAGAAAGCGTATTTGGGAGAATTATGCGAGTATGTTCCCTACATTGGAATCTTTTTGTTCAGTCATGGATCAAACCACAGAGAATTACGAATGTTTAGTGATAAATAATAATGCAAAATCAAACAAGTTAAATGAGCAAATATTTTGGTATAAAGCAGAAAATCATCCTAAGTTCCGTCTTGGTTCCAACGAGTTTTGGGAGATTTCTAAGAATATGGGGTCTGACGATGAAGACGAAGCATATGACCCAAGTAAATCAAAGAAAAAAAATACACCAAGTATAAATGTAAAGAAATCAAAGTGGTAAATACAGAGTATACAGTAATTATGCGTCTTCACGATAATTCCTGGGTTGATAGTCAGGGTCAAGTTCTTCTGTTAAAGAACGAATAATAAGTTGAGCAAGATCTTGTACATTATCTTCTTCATCGTCATTGTTAAATAACGGAGACTGAAAAGAAGCATCTGTATTGGTAATAGCAGAGAGATTTAAAGCAGGTATAGTTTCTGGAACGTTTGGAAAGGGAATTGGTGGGGGTGTTAGATAGTTGCTACTAGTGGATATCAAACGAGCCAAATTACCACCAGTGTTAGATGGAGTAGAATTATTGAAAGGAGGATTCAATATGGAAGTCGATGCAGATATAGATTCTGTTTCTCCTTCTTCCGAACTGCTACTACTGCTATATATGATGTGTCTACGTCGTCTTGGTCTTATTTCATAGGGAAATTCTTCGTTATGAATGAAATTAGTATCCAGATGGGAATTATATATATCATCTATAGCGGTTTGGTTGCGGTAAAGTTCCATGGTTAGATTGAAATAATAACTAGGAGGTGAGTTTGTATCAAACGAATGTAGGTGTCGCTTGCATTTTTTTCCAAACAATGGATTTTTTCTAATGATTTGATCCAAACGATATAATAGTTCGCGTTTGCGTTCGTTACATGTATAGCTATCGGACGAATAGATATATTCATAATACAATTTCAAGAATGGTCGCAATTGATTAGAAACCTCCTTGTTGCGTGGGATATTAATATATCCATTACTAATTTCAGCAACGTCTTCAAGCATATTTACTACTTCTTTGGCAAAGTGTCTTTCTGTGTAAATAGAATTGTATTTATTTTTGATCATTTCTTGATTTAGCAAGCAATGATTGTTTCGATAGAAGAGTTTCATATTAAAACCTGCCTGAAAGAACCGAGTAAAGATAACATCGGGAACAATGTTGCTGTATTGAATGGCAAAATACATATTATACAACTCACTTTTTGTGAAAGGAATATTGTTATAAGGGTTTTTACAAGAACAAGGAACAGGAGTATCAAATTCATGCTTACATAGAGCATTTTTTATCAAACGATTGATCTCATTCATTTTGAATAGATATTTGTTCCCGTCTTGATACACAGTAATTACATTTGATTTTTTTTTATCAATTGGTTCTAATGACATATCTTGCGAGTTCCTATACTCTGCTTTTTTGTATTTCCATAGAAATGCTAGTCTACAAAACGCGTAGTAACGTTTCTGGCTTTGCATCCAACAATACCAATAGTTTAATTTTTCTTGCTCACTAATGAAGATGTTCTCATTGTATCGTCCAAGGATTTCAAACTTTTCTTCGACGTCCAAATCATTATTACACAATGCGCTATACATATATTTATTTAGTCCAAGAGTCTGTGCATACTGATTGAATATTCTGTAGAAAGTGGTCCATTTATGGGAATCCATCTGCTGGTTTGACAACTCCATCGCATTGTATGCAAATCCTGTTCCCGATTTATGCAACAAACGAGGAGAGTGAAAGCGGGGTCTTCTATTACGAATAATCTTTCTTACCATAGTTTATTTAACTGTCTTCTGTTTAATTAGTTGATATAGAATTATTGAAATATTTTATATCAATTTTTGTTTTTCCTTTCTAGTCTTCTGTTTCCTTTCCTTCTTCAATTGTTTCAATTCTATTGGCATCTGCTGCCTTCTTTTGTTCCAATAGCAACTCGTTTCTCAACTGTGTAGCCTCGCTAGTGGTTGCCTCTCTTTGTTCAAAATCGACATTCTCATTTACTCCTGTTAGGTTACCTTCCTCGTCCATTGTTTGTGTCAATACATTACCACTCTTCTTTGCCTTCTCAATATTATCCATGATTGCCTGCTTCTTTGTCTCACGCACACGTTCCTCAAACTCCTGCTTTGCCTTCTCCTCATTCTGCATCTTCTCCTTGTGTAGAGCATTCAATTCTTCTTCCATGTGCTCAACACGACCTGTTTTATAAGCATCTGGGTCCCAAGGAACCCAAACACCAACAGGACCAACGTAAATGTCGTGGTTAGGATCATGCTCACGCATCTTCTTACAGCGCTCTTCAGCTTCATCCTGAGAAGCATAAACGCCTCTAATCTTTAGACCTCTAACCGCTGTCTGGAAAGAATGTTCACGATTAAATTGCTCGTTTAACTTATCCTCCTGCTTGTCGATAAAATTTTTGTAATCATCCTCGATACCACTTTTCTTTAATTTAGAAGATTCTTCCTTGACGAATTCATTAAAATCAGCAATCAATCCCTCTACATTGATGCTATACTTGTATGCAATAAAATGGATAAACTCAAAATAACGCTCCATTGATTTAGAGAATTCCCAGTTCTTGATAAACTGGTCAAACAAGAATACTTCACGCTTCTTTAGAATCTTTTCAGGGGATACAAAGGACATACACGCAAACTTTTGTCCGGCAATGGGAGGGTCTTCATCACACAAATCGATATATTTAGGATTTGCTGAACCATCTTCTAATGTTTTTTTCTCAAAAGAGGACATTTCTTATACAAAGACAACAGACGAATATTTAAGTAATTTTGCTTATTGTTATTTTATTTTATTATTCTATAATATAGAATGTTTGATCTGACTGAACTTGTAAAACGCGCTATCAAATACCTTATTGAAGGTCTTGTTGTTGCCCTTGCCGCTTTTGCCATCCCCAAGAAACAACCCAATGTTGAGGAGATTATCGTAATTGCCCTAACTGCTGCTGCCACCTTCGCCATCCTAGATGTATTCATCCCTTCCATGGGTGATTCTGCTCGTGGTGGTGCCGGTTTCGGTATTGGCGCCAACCTAATTGGTGGTCTTCGCCTTGCTGCCTAAGTTTCTTAGGATAATGTAAAAGTCCAATAATAAATACAATTGCGTATTTATTATTTATGCATCATAATAAGGATTATCATGAATAGTCATACCACAGTATTCACGAGGTTCCTTCTTGTAGTCTCTTGGATTGTGTAAACCCGCCTTCTTTGCATTTTCTAATAAAAACTTAAAATTTTGCCAAAACTCGGTTTTATGTCCGATGGATTTAGTCATTATATGGGCCATTTCATGAATAGCAACAAAACATAACGTATCTTTGTCAATCAACTTGTTGTTGTCTTCTTTTTTACGGTTCAAGCAAAATGCTATCTTCTCTCCTTTATTCTCACTGTAGGCAGTATAAGAACTAGTGGGAAGGGTTTCGCGTATTTTACGAGGATTGAACTTTTTCACTAAGCGTTGTACACAATCTTTGTTGGGATGATGTTCATTCATATAAGCTACTAATTTTTCACAGGTATTGGTTACTTCAGCTAATAAATCAACCGCTTCATTTAATTTTTCACGTTCACGTACACAGTATTTATTACCATCAACCGTGGATACAATACATTTTAGTTGGAATGCTTCTAGTTTGTCTTTGTATGTGTAATAACTTATTCCTAATACGAGTACAATGACAATTATTACTAAAAGATCTTGAGGGTCAGTCATTATATTATGATGTTATTTTTTATTCAGCGAAGTTTTTATTTGACATTTATGTATATATGCCAATAAGTAAGAGAAACAATACGTAGAGGAAAAACAGACAATAAAATATAACTAATAAATTGGTTATTTATATTTTATCAATTTATCTCTCACCAAGCTCAAGAGGAGTGCGTGCAAGGTCAGGCTCAATGGTGCTGTTCAAGAAAGGTCCAACATCCTTCTTGGAGATAACGGGATCCGAACGAAGTTGAAGGTTGGCGTTTCTAAGAGTTTGTCCAACAGTGTCAAGACCAATGTGATAACCAGCCTGAAGAAGATCGGGGGTCATAACGGCATCGGAAGATACAGTGTTAGGGTTTAGCTCAGCGAACTTGCTGTTGGCGTCAGAAGGTAAAAGATCAGCGGGGTTGGCAACAGCCTGCTGCTTGTATCCCTCGACGGGAGCAGGAGCAGCAATCTCCTCGGCAGCCTCCTCGCTCTCCTCAGGAGCACCAGTCTCCATAGAATCGCGGATCATTTTCTTGGCATCGGTGTAGTAGCCAAGACCCATAATTAATGCAATGATAACTAAAAGAATTAAAACACGCTCCATGGTAAAGAATTTGGAAAGCCCTTTCTGAATATTTTTCAACATTTCCTTATATATAAACGAGGGACAAAATTATTTAAACATTTTACTAAAATTCAGATCCATCACTATCGCTATCATCGTTGATTCCATAGGTTTGTTTTATTTTTTTTGCCTCCAAGTATGCATTCAACGCCATATCTTTTGCCATCTTTGCGCGACGTTTTGCTTCATGATACATTTCGTAATAAATATCTTTTTGGTCTTTTATTTTCATAGCAGGCAATTCATCTATATTTGTTTCATCAAATAGCACTTCATCCAAATCGGTTCTACTAGTTTTGTGTTCAGTTTCTATTTTTTCTAAACTATTCAAATTGTCCTCGATTTCTTCCTTTTCAGAAAGAGGGTCTTCTGTTGGTGCATCAGGTTCAGGATTTTCTGTTCCCACATCAAAATTCTCTAAATTTATTTCAATGGGTTCAATATCTCCGTCTACGTTATTTTCTTCTTGTTGTTTCTCTACACTTGTTTCTTCTAAATCACTTTCCACTGTTTCTACCGTGACTGCTTCTTCTGGTATTTCTTGGACAACTTCTTCTGGTA